ATTCCCACAGACGAGGGAACACAGCAGCAGGTAGCCGAAGCGGTTGACAACCTCACACAAGAGGAAATCGACCTACTTCCAGTAGACGAGGTCGGAGACAAATATGTTTCCGTCACCGTAAACGGCGAAGAGTTGAAAGTCCCCCTGCGTGAGGCGCTTGCTGGATATCAGCGCCAAGCGGATTATACCCGCAAGACGCAGGAAATCAGCGAGCAGCGACGCCAGATTCAGTTCGCCAGTGCCATTCAGGAAGCATTGCAAAATGACCCGAAAGGCACACTGGAACTGCTTAGCAGGCACTACGGCATCGCACAGGAGGCGGAGCAAGACGACCCCCTTCTGGACGACCCGCAGGCGAAGCAGTTCCGTGAGCTTGAACAGCGCGTACGTTCTTTTGAAGAGCAAAAGGCGTACGAGCAGTTGGAGCGCACGATTCAGACGTTGCAAAACAGGTACGGCGACGATTTCAACTCAGAAGAAGTTGTAGCTAAAGCCCTGGCACTTGGTTCGTCAGACCTAGAAGCCGTCTACAAGCAGATGTCTTTTGACAAGGTTTGGCAGGAAGCACAGGCAGTTCGTGAGGCCCGCACAAAGCGGCAAGCCTCCGAGCAGCAGACTGTGGTAGCCAAGCGTACAGCGGCGGTAGCCGACAACGGAGGCTCAGCCGCAAGCGCCAACGTATCTGCAGCACCCATTACGTCACTACGTGACGCCTATGAAGCCGCAAAACGGCAAATGGGCGTCTAACACTAACCACGAGGTATCAAAATGTCTAACCCCAATTTTGACCAGCTTCTTACAACGACGCTGGCAAACTATCGGGCCCAGCTCACGGACAACGTGTTCACGGCCCGCCCCCTGACCTACTTCCTTATGGATAAGGGTCGCATCCGCATGCTCAACGGCGGAACCAAGATTGTGGAGCCGCTCATCTACGGGCAGAACTCCACCGTTGGTTCCTACAGTGGCTACGACAGCATTGCGCTGACGCCGCAGGACGGCCTTACCGCTGCCGAGTATGACTGGAAGCAGTACGTTGCATCCATCAGCATCTCGGGTATCGAGGAAGCCAAGAACAACGGCGAGCAGGAAATCATCAACCTCCTTGAGTCCAAGATTATGCAGGCCGAGGAGTCGATGCGAGAGGGTTTCAACCAGATGTTCTTCTCCAACGGCACCGGCAACGGTGGCAAGGACTGGAACGGACTGGGGAACCTTGTTGAGGCTTCCGGCACCGTCGGTGGCATCGACAGGTCGACGTCCACCTGGTGGCGTTCGTACGAGGAGAACACCTCCACGGCACTCACGCTTGCCCAGATGACCCTGGCCTACAACACCGTGTCGGTTGGCAATGACCACCCCGACATGATTCTTACGACCGAGACCCTGTTCTCCAAGTACGAGTCGCTTCTCCAGCCGCAGCTCCGTTACACGGACACGCGGACGGCAGACGCCGGCTTCCAGAACCTGCTCTTCAAGGCTGCGCCCATCGTTTACGATGTGCACTGCCCCGCCGGAGTCATGTTCTTCCTGAACAGCAAGTATCTCACGCTTGTCGGCCACAGCGACAAGTGGTTTGCCCAGACCAGCTTCGTTTCGCCTGAGGACGTGGATGCGCGTTACGCGCTCATCATGTGCTACGGCAACCTGACCTGCCGTAACTCGGCTAAGCAGGGCAAGCTGACGGCGAAGACCGCCTAGTAGCAAACAAATAGTTGGGGGCGGGCACCTTCGGGTGCTCGCCCCCCCCATTCCCCACAAATAAGACAGGAGAATATGATGCCTTTGAAGGGTAACGACACGGCGGGTGGAGTCACTCGCAAGCGTATTGAAGATTACATTACGTCTCACGAGAAGGTGGCAGTTGTTGCCGAGACGGATGCTGCACAGACGTTGACGGCTGCAGAACTGCTTGAGAGCAAGCTGTTTACCTGCACGCCGACTGCGGCGCGTACGTTCACCACGTCGACGGCAGCACTGCTGCTGGCGGCGCTGACCGATGAGGTTGCAGGTACGTCGTTTGAGTTTACGATTGTGAACCTTGCTGCCGCCACGCATGCGATTACGCTTGCCGGTGGTACGGATGTGACCATCGTTGGTGCGGCGGGGGTGCCTGCCGCTACGTCCGGTACGTTTGTTGGCGTTGTCCAGTCGGACAGCACCATCAAGGTCTACCGCAAGTAGGACTGTTGTGGAGGGGGCCGGGCAACCGGCCCCCACACCACAGGTGCATTATGCCTTACAAATACAAGAATCTTAGTTCACATGCCGACATGATGAAGAAGAAGGTTGGCAAGGTTGTTTCATCCAAGTATCCGCCGAAGTCGGTGACTGGCAAGTCTCAGAACTCGGCTCTCCCCCCGGTTAAGGAGTAGTCATGGCAGCGAAGAAGGATGCAGGGGCGATTGCTCGCAAGCGTAAGTTTGTGCAGCAGCGCGCCAAGGAGCTTGAGGCTAAAGGCAAGACCGTTGACCGTGCCAAGCTCCGCCGCAAGTGGGAAACTGGCATGGTTGAGCGTGACGAGTTTTACGCTCCTGGCGAGCGTGCCCGTCTGCGCGGAGGCAAGAAGAAGGCTGCTCCTGGCAAGAAGCAGGGGCCTCCTGTTGACCGTATGCCCGAGAAGAAGCCACCGAAGCAGGGTCCCCCTGCCGACCGTATGCCGCAGGGTGGTCCGCAGCGCATGAAGCCGGCAGACC